GTCATAGCCGACCGTCACGCAGCCAGCCGCAGCGACAGCCCAGCTCACGGCGAGGATCGCAACTGCAATGAGTTTTGTGGCGCGGGCGTGGCTCATGGAGTCAGAGGCGGGCGTTGTTGTCTTTGGCGACGATCAATCCCCAACCGGCGAGCAGGCTCGCGGCGATGAGGCCGAGGTCGGGGATGCTGCCGTTGGCGAGGAACTCGCGGCCAGCGGTCGAGAGCGAGGCGATGATAGTGAGGATGCCGAGCAGGGTTGTTTTGTAGTTACGCATATTATTTTTGCTTCTGTTTCTTTCTCAGGTCGTGAAGGACCGAAATTAAGGTGACGATGCCGACCGCGAGGCCGACACAAAGACCGGCGACCCTTAGAGTTGTCTCTAAATGGGGCAGCATAGAAAACACTGAGGAGCCGATAGACGTGGCCGTGCCGATGACGCCTTTCTCGGTGGTCGTCAGGTCGTAGTGCCACGAGGTCATAGCCACACCCTCCGCTGCTGTGTCGGTGTGACGCTGTAGGTCGGTGCCGGATCAGGCCGGTCGTCGGTCACGCGGAGATTGAGGTGCCAGCCGTCGAGCAGCGTGCTGACGGGGTTCTCGGGGTCGCTGTTGTCGGTCTCTGCCAGCACACCCACCGGATCAAGCGCATAGCCTTCGCCGCTGGTTTGCCATCCGGTCTCGGCAGAAAAGTAGTTGGCCAGCGCGGTTTGGGCCGTGGCCTCGTCGGGGAATTTGTAGAGGTAATCGGTCATATTACGTCGTGAGTTGTTGCAGCAGCGTGTTGCTCAAGCGGCGGGGCCAGTAGGCGATCTTGCGGATGTGGCCGTTGAAGCCCAACGATCCAGTCAACGAGCCTATTAAAAATCTTGTTAGCCCATTAGGCATGACCCCAGACGTGTCTGCCGCTGAAAGCGTGCCAGCGCGAGCAACGATAAAATCGTTTTCTTTTGCGCCTACGATAAGTTTAATTACCTCAGAAATCGTAGGACTTGAGCCAACTGTCTGACTAAACTGTGTTGCGGAATTGGCCCCAACGAACCCGCGAGGCAACGCATTCGGCTGATTTACGATTAGGCTTACTTCTCCGTCGTTGATGTTTGGCGCTGCCGCCGTAACAACGTAACGACTTGAAGTCCCAGTTTGCGCTCCACTATACTCCGCAAACAACGTCCCCTCCGCTTGATTATAAAACGAAGAGATCGGCGTGACGACCGCACTGTCCGCGCTGCGGGTGGCGGCGGCGGATGTCGTCGGGATGTAGCTGGTGGGGAAGGCGCCGGCTTCTAGTTGGGCGCCCCATGCGAATATCCCGTCTGTGCCGCTGGCCGTGACGGTGCGATCATTTGCGACATCGCAGGGGCCGACAAGCATGGCCACAGAGTCCGTGAGCGCCGCTGTCGTAAAACTCAGGGACAAGCGATACCATCCAGATCCTACACTGGTGGCCGTTGCGGTAACGCCCGTGGTTGCGCCAACGAAGTCCTGTTGCGATCCCAGCGTTCCGCTGGATAGGTCGAGTGTGAAGGCAAATGCGCGGATTGGCGTGGTGGTTTGACGAAAATTGATCTGCATGTAGCCATGCGTTTTCCCAGCCGCCTTGACAAAGACAGAAGCCGAATAAGCCGCAGACGCGCTGGCGGCCACGTTGCGGGAAACTACCGAAGCCGCGCTATTGGTTGACGGGTAAACCCTGTCTGCCGTCAAGGTTGCGGACGGTGAGGTCGCCGCGTTGGCAGACACCGTGGCATCAATTTTGCTCCAATACGCATCATCGAACTCCGCGCTGCGCTCAAAGAGATTCGTCCGCGCCTCCTCGATGAGAAGCCCCAAGCTGCTGCCGCCGGAATGGTCGAAGCGTGGCGTGTCGTTGGCGGCGGTTTGCAGGGTGCCGTTGGCGTCGAAGAAGGTGGCGTTGCTGGCTCTTGTGAAGGTGATGGCGGGGCCGACACCATGATCCAGCGTCTTCAAGCCCGCGAAGTCGCGGGAGAAGCTCGGCGCTGTCTGCAAAGCGCGTCTGGAAAATGGCAGCGGCATGGTGTCTTAGAGCGGGCTTTCGAGCTGGAGGCTCAGGCGCACGCGGATGTCGCTGGCGGCGGTGAAGGTCGGCGTGCCGCCGGTTGTGGCGGCGACGAAGAGGTTCTGCGCGGGCAGCTCAAAGGGCAGGACGAGGCCGCTGGTCTCACCGTATTTGCAGCCGCCCAAGTCGGTGCCGGTCGTGACGGTGCAGGTGCCGAGGATCTCGGCGGCGTTGTCGTCGGAGATGCTGGGCGCGGCGTTGACCGTGCCGAGGCTGACGTTGCTGCGCAGGAAGTAGAGCGTGATGGTCTGCGAGGATTCATCGTCGCGGTCGATGATGCTGGCCGTGAGGATGGTGCCGCGGGCGGCGGCTGCGGCGTTGCTGCTGAGTGTGACGGCAGTGGTGTCGAAGAGGACATCACCGGCGGCATAGGCGCTGGTGTCTACGACTGGTGTGAACCGCACGATCTTGGTGCGGAAGTTGGTGAGGGAGACGTTAGGGTGCATAGGTTTTTAGTATTGGTTGACGCGGGCGGTCCACATGGATGGCTGCCCTTGCTGGAAATAATATTTGTCGCGCTGGGAGATCAGCTCGGATTCGGCCATCTGTTCCATGGCGAGTGCTTTGTCGGTCTGTCCGTCCTCTTGGAGTAAATCTGCGCTCAGCATCAGACCGACTGCCTTTGCGAGGACGGCGGGCACGGTCGCGGAGAGGTTGCTTGCGCTGTATTCGGTCGGGCGGATGCGGTAGTTGACCCAGACGGTGGTTGGTAGGTCGGTGCTTTGCGGGAATCTCACGTTGTCGCCGAGCAGGGTGTAGCCGATAGCGCGGGGAGCAACGTGGGTTGCTGGGTTGTCGCGGAGGACGGCGAAGACTTCGCCCATGGCGGTCTCGCCGGATTGCTCGTAGGGGATGAAGTAGCCGGTCGTGTCGTTGCCTTCGACGGTGCGTTCCTCGACGCGCATAAGCTCAGGCCAGTCGGCCCATTCCCAGCAGTCGGCGATGCGTTCGTTGGCGGCGGCGACCATCATGGTTCTTGCGCCGGATGGGATGTTGGAAATATCCGAGCCGTCGTTGCCGCTGCGTTGCCACGCGCGGAGCAATATAGATTGTAAAGTTACAGTCCTCATTGGGCGCTCAGATCGGTGACTGCCTCAGCCGAAGCCTCCGCAAAGCTCGCCTGCGGCTGGCCGAAAGCCTCCGCTGGTGCGGGTGTCGGGGATGCGGCCCATGAAAGCATCACGCCTTCAAGCCACTGCTTCGCGGCGGTCATCTTGACGCCGAGGGGCCTGCCTGCTTGGAGCAAGGCCATTTCAAGGCGGGACAGGGCGGCGATCTGGTAGGCGCTGAAGTATTGGCTGACGGCCTCCTCGGCGGTCACAAGCGCCACAGGCGGAACACTCCAAGCCCCATCCTGCCACACGGCATCGGGTGACGGCGCTGCTGGCTGCACGGCCCAATCGTCAGCCTTCGGGTTGCCAGCGGCCACCCACGCAGCCATCTGCTCGCCAAGGTCGCGGACATCGGAGGGGTCGGTGATGCGGTAGTAGTTAAGCATAAACTCGCGGGTGGTTGGCGACTGTCGCCGTGTTGTTGTTGGTGATGGTCAAGCCGCCCTTAACGTCTTGCAGTTCGCGGACGAGCGGCGCGTAGAAGACAAGCGACTGCGGGCGCACCTTGTCGCAGGTCATGCCGTCTGCGAGGGAGGCGACCTCAGAGGCGGTTAAATTGGTGTTCCAGAGGCCAACTTCAGCTATTTGACCATTGAAAAAGTTTCCTGCGGCTGTTTGAAACGAGCCGATATTAAACTGAGTTATGTTAGCAGGTGTTGCGCTGGCCGTATTCGTTGCAGAGCTTCCGCCGTCAATATACACTGTTCGGCTGGTGCTGCTGGCAAAAACTCCGCAAGCATGGTGCCATGTATTTGCAGAAGCTCCGCTTGTTGTGGAAAATCCGCTTGGAGCGCCAGGATTAATAAACACTGTCACGGGATCGCCTGCCGCCGTGCCATTAAAATAAAGTGCGAAATAATTGGTGCCCGCTGCATTTGTGAGGGTTATCAAGGCGCCTTGGTGTGTGACATTGGCGGGCCGAAACCAGCAAGCCATTGTTAAAGGCGCGGCAGTTGCGGGAACCGAAGCAGGAGTTAGTCGCTGGTTGGAACCGTTCAATTCGTAAGCCATATTACGCCGCGCTCCTTACTTCGCAGACGACCAACTCCGCATCGCCCGTCATGGTGTCGCTCGCATTGTTTGCATCCCGCGTGACCTTGAGGCGGTAGCCGTCACCCGCCGTCACGCTGTCGATGGTGGTCAGGGTGATTTCGGTCACGGTGACGATGCCGCTGGTGCCGTTGGCCGCCGCCGTGCCGCTGGCGATGGTGTCGAAAGAGTCTGAATCCAAGTCGGTGGTCATGCGTTCCAAAGACACATCCCAGACCACGTTGCCAGAGGTCGCGGTGGTTGCCATCCAGTGCAGGCGGATCTTGAGGCCGCTGCCGAGTGAGGCACCTTCGGGGATGATGCCCATGAATACAGCGGACTCGTCAGTTGCATCGTCGAAGTCTAAACATGGTATGCTCGACCTCGTATCCAGTGTCGCAAACGCAGTGCTTGGAGGGGAATTTTCTAATCCTGCCACAAAAACGGCGTAGGTCTTTGATCCGCCGCTGGCCGTGGCCGAAAGCGTATCCCCCGACACACTCAACCCGCTGCCAATGATAAAGCCAATCGCCTTGGATTCCGAATCGTCCCACCCGTAGAGCTTGTCGGCAGCCAGATCGTCGGCCACAAGGTCGCTGCCGCTGACGGAAAGGATGTCCGCGAGGGTCGTGCCGACTGCGGTGACGCCCGATCCCGTAGCCGACAACTCCCCCGCCGAAAGGCTCAAGCCCGATCCGATTTGGATTTCCTCGACGGCACCTGTGCTGGCGGTCGTCCTTCCGAGGATGCGGGCGGTGGCTTGGGTGAGGCCGCTGGTTGTGATGGCTCCTTGAAGGGCGAGGGTGCCGTCTGCGTCGGGGAATGTAAATTCGCGGAGGGTGCCTGTAGTAATGTTGGCAGGGTTGAATCTGGCTTCCTTGGTTGGGTCGTTTATGTCTTGTATTTGAAACGCATCTGCCTGCGCGTTCATTCCAAAAGAATCAATTATTCCGTTTTCAAAATCTATGGAGTTGCCAAATCCAGACAAAATGTTGTTAAGACCCCAAGTAACATCGCCGCCCGCGAGTTGGATGCCTAAAAATGTAGGATAATCCGTAGTATTCAACGACTGGTCAAAAATCTCATCCGCGCCATCGGGGAGGTGACTTGCGGCGTGAAGATTCGGGTCGCGGTCATCACTCAACCGCGCATCATTCCCCTCGCAAAAGCTCCCTGCCGATGTGCCGAAAGAACCCGCCTCGATAACGCCGCCACTGCCTGTTTTGAGCGGGAGGTTGGCGGCGGTGCCGAGTTTGAGGTCGGACGCGGCCAAGGCAATTTCGTCAAACGTGCCGCTCGCGTTTTCTTTGGGAACTTTGATGTCGTTGAGGGCCATAAATTAGAACGCAGCTACGGGCACGCGCCTCCAAGTGTTTGTGCTTACAGCAATGTAAAGATACGGGTCTTCAAAAGCCATCTGCCCAGCTATTGCCGTGGAAGCGACCGACGAGGGCTTTCCTTGGAATCCTGCGGGCGGAATAAAATCCTGCCTCCATAAACCAGACCAAACGGCATAGAAAACGGTGTCGGGCTGGGTCAAGACGCCTATGTTTTGCAAAAAAGGCGACCCACCCTGCCGCACAATAAACAGGTCTCCGCTTGATTGCCCGCCGCCGCGACGAACAACAACCCTATCGCCATCGTTAGCTGTTGTGGGCAAAAGCAAATTCGCATTGCCAGCAAAGTCTTTGGTGAAAGTGTAGTGCTTGTTGGCCACCAAATTGACGCTTGAGGTGCTCGCAAGGGATTGGTTGATATACTCAAGTGACGCTTCGGCCCCCACATCCCCCGCATCCAGCACCACCGCACCCGTCTGACCATTGACCTGTTGAACCGGAAAGTCGCCGCCATAGCTCCAGTCGTCAGCGCGGACTCCGGTGTTGTTTGTGCGAATATAGATGCCAGCCTGCCGCCGGTTCACCAGCCACACGCCGGTTGACTCGCGGACTAAATAGCTTGAGCCAACAGGCGGCGTTCCGGCCGTCTGTGGCAGATCGGCAAACGTGGCGACTTCACCTTCAAGCACAGAGCTTCCGCCGCCCGATCCTTTCTGATCGAACGAGCCGGTGAAGGGGTTAAACGTCCAAGGCATGGTAAAAGAGACTAAGAGACTAAGAGACTAAAAGACTAAGAGCGGGTGACGGTGGCGAGGTCCGCGTCGTTGGTGGTCGGCGGGTTGGTCGTGTAGGAGAAGGTTAGCGTGGCGACTGTTTGGCCTCCGCTGCCGCCTTCTTTGTAGGTCACGGTCTGGATGTTGTTTGTGCTGCCGTAGTAGCTGATCGAGAGATAGTCGTGCTGGGGGATGTTGAGACCAGCGACGTTCCTGACGTTAATGTTCGGATGCATGGGATGGGGAAGTTGGCAGTAGTCAGTTGGCAGGTGGCAGCAGGAGCATTAAGCGGAAGGAGCGGCGGGCATGCCGAGTTGCTGGTCTTGCTGGAGCTTTTGCAGCGCGGGCTGGGCGCCGGTGCGGCCGATGACGGCGTTTTGTTGTTGCTGTAACTGGAACTGGAAAGCCTGTGCGCGGGCGTCGATCATTGAGCGGAAGATTTCGTCCTGTTGGTAACGCTGTTGGACGGCGGGGTTGGACTGGATGATTTGCTGCAAGGTTTGCAGCCTTACCTGCGCGTTTTGGCCGCCTTCTTTGAGCGGGGGTTCGGTGCCTGCGGCGATTTTGGCGAAGGCGGTTTGTTCGTCTTCTTGTTCGGCGGCGGTGGCTTGGCCGATGTCTTGGACCAAGAGGCCGGCGAGATTCGGGTCAACGGCTTGGAACATGTATTTGACCAAGCCGGCACGGTCGATGACTCCAAAGCTGTCGAGCGGGACGAGCACTTTGGCGAGGTAGTCGAGCTTTGCCCCGAGGGCTTCGTTGTCGAGGAGGCGCGCGTCAAACTCAGCGGTAATGTCGAAGCGGCCCCGGATGTCTTGGGGGCTTGCGTTGAATGCCAACTGGGCATTGCCGGTAATCCGCGCGACCTCCTCGGGAGTCATATACTGCTGCGCCAGCGCCATGGTCTGCGCGATGCACAGCTTCATGTCGATCAACCAAGAGTCGATTAGCTCCTGCGTGTGGAGCATGTAGCGCTGCTGCGGGACGGCATCGCTGATGCGGCCAAAGTAATTGTCCACGTCCGCACGGGTGGCGGCCTCCACCTCGATGCTGCCCATGTCGGGGCGAGGGGGATTCATCCACTCGATCTCGCCGGGGCGCCTCTCGGGGATTTGCATGCCGGGGCCGAGGACGAGATCAAACTTGCCCCGGTTGGCCGGCACCTTGACGGGCGGGAGGATGCTGATGCTGGCGCGGTCGGAGCGGAAGTCGCGCTGGATCTTGATTTCTTCCTGCGCAGTCTGCACCAACTCGGGGATGCCACGGCTCTCTAGCAGAGGGCGGGTAGCGCGCTCGCGGGGGAGTTCGATGAAAGGATATTGGCCGTGCGCGTAGGGCAGTAACTCATGCACGGCGACCTTGTCGGTGACATGGTAGCTAACCACGGAGCGGGTGACGCGGATGGCGTTGGTCTTGGGGTCGTTCTCCTTGCGGTAGACATGCCAGATTTCGCACATGTCGCGCAGTTGCTCGTAGAGGAACTGATCGGTGCGGTGGATGTTGAGCGAGATGCGTTTGAGTTGGCCCTTGTGCTGCGAGGCGGCTTCGATCCATTCCTCGTCCCAGCCCTCGACTGCGCCGCGCTCGCGCAACTCCACCTCGGTGAGCAATTCTCTGCGGGCAACGAACGCGGCGCGCTGAAGGCTGAAGGTCTGAATGGGGAAGATGACATCCTCCCATGCTTCAAGCGCGGTCCACACCGGCTTGCTCTCAAAAATGTAAGGCTCCTCCCACTGGACAAGGCCCTTGTCGCGGAACTCGCGGACCTTGGAAACCTTGCCCAACTCAGGGATGATCTGCCCCAAGAGTTCGGCGGCGGTCTCCTCTTGCAGCGGGTCCATGACCACTTCCAGAAGGGCGGCGAGGTTGGGGTCTTGGCTCTGCTCCAACATCATCTGCGCGTCTTCGATGCTGAAAGACTTGATCTCGGTGCGGGTGTTCTGCACCCAGTCAACGGCCATAACCGCCAGCCCGTAGGTCTCTCTGAATTGGGCGGCGAGTTTTACTTCGCGGCGAAGATCATCCAGACAGTGCTGGAACATAAGCCACTTCATCACGGCTTCGGCGGCGGCACGCTTGTCCGTATCCATGGACTCCACCGGCTGGACTTGCACGCGCGACTTGAAGAAGGCGTTACAGAGGAGGGCCGTGTTGTCCGAGATGATATTGTCAGCCAAGCGCACCCTTACGTCAGATGCTCCGCTCCATGGCCACGGCTGCTTGCCTTGGGCGCCGGACCATTTGCGGCCATCCTCGCTTTGCCCCGGCCAGATGCAGAACCGCGTGTTCCAGTTGCGCAGTTTGCGCTGAACATATTGGCTGCCATCGGCGTCCGCTTGGTCGATCTCGTAGAGCATCGCCGTGATGTCCTCTGGCTTGGGTGCTTTAATCATTAGATGAGGACAGTGGTTTTGCGGGGGGTATAAGGCACAACAGTCTCGGGGTTCTTTTTCTTGAACCAGTCGCGGAAGGCTTTGTCCTTCCAGCAACCGGGTTCAGCCGCTTCCCAAGACCAATAAGCGTGGGCGTCAATACTCATCTCCTTCTGCCCGATGCCTTCGATGGAGCATTGCTCCAAGCGTTGGCTGGCTTCGGCGATCTGGCGCTGGCGGGTGGCGGCGAGAACAGCATCGGCATTCCAGCCAGCTATTAACTCCTGCTTAACCGCTGCGGCCATTTCGTCCCCGAGATCGAGGACAAGTTCTGACCAGAGATTGTCTGACATCCTAACTGCTACGGCCCCATTGCTGGGGCCGCAGAGTGTTAAGACGCTTAGAGCGACGACAGCTTGGTCACTGCGAGATAGATGTGGATTTCTCCAGCATCAATGTTGCTCAGTGACTTGGCGGTCATCGACTCAACCAAGAGGTCAACCGTGTCGGCCGCCGTGTAGGCGAAGGGGACGGTGTTGACGTTGGCGGCGAACAGCACTTCGGTGCCGTTCTCGTTGACTTGCGTGGCCGCGACGTATTCGTCGGTGTCGGTGCCGTCACCAACTTGGACCTTCGTGTCGTTGAAGGCGGCGTCGCTCGCGTCCTTGAAGGGAGTGACGAGCTTGTAGGCAGCTTTCTCGACGACATCGCCGGCCGCCACGCTCAGGAGAGCGATGGTCTGGTCGGTGTCGGCCGTGGCTTCGGTGAGGTCAACGTGCGTGACGATGGCCTTGTGGGTGAAGCCGGTGGCGGCTTTCGTTTCGTTGGGCAGTTCGTAGACTTTCATAGTGTCGTTATTCCTTAATTGAGGTTGCTACTAGGAAGTCGCGGCGAACTCGCCGAGGCCCTTCGGGTTCCAGCACACCAACGCGGCAATCGCATCAACGAGGCCACGCGGTCCACCACCTTGGTCTTCCAGCTCTTGGAAGCGGGGGCGGCGACCATAGCGCACTTCAAGCATGTCCATGTTGAGGAGGTAGCCACGGGCCGACTGAACGGCAGCGGCTGCGTCCTTCGCATTGAACAAGGTCGGCACCAAATTAATTGTGCCGAAGTCGCCGATGTAGGTGTCCACCGTGCTGATGACCGTGCGGTCATTGAGCGAAGCGGTGTATTGACGGGTGCTCAGAGCGGTGTTGCTGCCGCTGGAGTAGCGGGTGAACTCGCTGAAGC